TTAACGTTTCTAGCTGGTGTGGATGGCAAATAATCTGCGGCAAACTTACCATACACGCCAGTAGTGCCAAGCAAAGAAGTATCATCTTCTATAGCGGTTAATATCTGATTGACACTTCTACTTATTCCTGTTCGTTTCTGCGTTTCTAGTGCGCCTTTTTCACTCATAGCCCTTTGTGCGTCTTGTTGCTCCCTATAAGCCTCACTGCCCTCTATAGGAACCATTCTCACGTTTGTTATATTGCCTGCTTCATTCCTATCAAATTCATAGGTCATGCCATCGTCAGCTTTAGGCAATCCCGCTCTAATAGCGCTCTCCTGGCTATAAATATCACCGCCGCTAGTTATAAATCTTTGAAACTCTTGCGTGCCAGGCGTAAACCCTGCCGCTATAGCGTTTCTAATTAATGCAGTGTCTTTTGTGCTTGCTCTTTGCTCTTTCTGCAATTCTAGTATTTGGGCATAAGCCTGTTGACCAGTTATGCCACCAGTTTCAACCATGCCTGCAAGCTGATTTCCCATTGGGCTATCTAACCCACGCAAGTATTCAACAGTTTTGTTTTTCGCTCGACTAGCAGTACGTTGCTGTCCTATTGTCTGCAATCTTGCATCAAGACCAGTATCAGGTCTTAGCCTCATTTGGTTAAAACCTGACGCTAAAAGACCTGCTACATCACGAAAATCTCTTTCTGCCATCTATCCGCCCATTCCATAAAAAGTTGAAGCCGCAGTTGTTAAGTAATCCATTAACCCAGGTTGAAATGTTGATGAGCTACCTTTTGTACCTTCAGTTAGCCCTGCACCACCAAACATTGCGGCAAGCCCTGCTTGTGGCCCTTTGGTGTATCCTTGAAACTGATTTTTAGCCGCATCAATTAAACTCTGCATAGCCGCTTGTTGCATTGCGCCCTGTTGCATTTGTTGTTGATTTACAGCTTGCCCCATACCAAATGCCTGTTGCCCTGCGCCTTGCAATCCTTGTGCCGCCGTAAAAGCATTGTTCATAGCCTGGCCATAACCCTGTTGTCTCATTCGTGCAGATTGATCCGCCATTTGTTGAGTATAGTTTTTAGCCATCTGTGCTTCTGCAATCCCATGCCTCGAGCCGCCAAAAGCACCTGCCGCTTGAGCTTGTGCGCCTAAAGTGTTTTGAGCTTGAAGGGCTTGCTGACCTACATCCCTCATTGTTGCTTGAACAACTTGGTTTTCGTATGGGTTCATTAAACCTGCCGCAGCTGCGCCTGGATTAGAAAAAGTCTGCATTGCACCCATATTTGCCATTGAAGCACGTTGGTATGGATTTGCCACCATATTTGGATTTGCTGAAGCACCCATGTTACTTACCCCTTCTTCCGCCAGACATTTCTAACGCCACTGGTTGATTTACCCCGGCCCTGGACCCAGGCTCACCCGTCATTGGGTCTATAGTAAAGCTTTCAAGATATTCTGCTTGTCCAGGTCGCCTATTTGCTAACTCTCCAACAGCCGCATCAAAACCATCACCAGATGAATATCCTGTCATTCCGTTCATTGTAGTGGCTTGCGGCATATATTGCTGACCGCTTGCGCTTGGCATTCCAAAAGCATCTGCCATTTGGTTTGTACCTTGAAATGCAGCTTGTTGTTGTGGAGAAAACGCCGCAACATCTGGGCCATAATATGGAGTATACCCTAACGCAGAAACATCACTTGCCATTCCAATACCTTGTTGCAAAGCAGTTTCCGCAAACTTTGGCATTGTTGTTTCGGTATTAGACCTTCCACCTTTACCACCACTCATCTTATATCTCCTTTTGAAATGAAGCGTGCAATGGTTTCCAACCATGCGCCTTCAAAGGTTTCTTCCATCCAAAACGACCTGTAATCGTCAAAGCCTCACATCCATAGCTCTTTGCCCAATCTGTAACATCATTGTGCATATCTAACAACTGATCTAGCTCACCACCGCCTAAAAACACATTTAGCACCTTTTTTTTAGGATATACCACAATTTCTGTAACAATGCACCCCCTGGGGCTAGGCCATAACTGCATACGACCCTCAACAATACCTTTTGCCACATCTTCAAACTCATGCGTACCGCCAGAATACTCTAAAGCCGCCTCTATCCAAGGGCGGCATCTTTCTAATTCATTTACTTGTGTATCTTTAGGCATTTAATATGTAGACAATGCTACCCTCTTCCAAATTGCTGTACTGCCATCATGTGCAGCAGTACAAATATAAATATAAGACGCATCCCAAGCTATCATGCCAGCCCCATCGCCAGCCGCGCCGACACTTGAACTAGGTGTGGTTTGCTTCATAGCAACTTGCTTAAATGCGTTCTGCGCTGAAACGACAGGATAGTTGTTTTGCTCATCCCATAGAAAAATACCATTGTCGGCTGGAACATCATCAGACTGCTTAAAGAACAACTTACCTAAATTTCTGCTAAGAAAAAGATTAAGCTCCCTGCCCCATTGACGAATGTCTGTACCTATAACTGGTGGAGTAACTGGCATATTATCTAGTACCCCCAGTCCTTGTTTCTAAGCGCATAGTACCAACACGCCAATTTGTTGCGTTGGTTCCGTCCACCCTCATTCGTATTTGTCTACCACTAAACCTAGCGTCTGTAGGGTTTGCAGGAGCAAATGGCCCATGTGATGTTTCTGTATCGTTAGGGTGATACCTTGTTTTAAAAGTCATGTTTACGTCACCTTGCGTTTTCTCATCAGGTATAACTGATGTAACGTACATAATATTATCACCGTTACCTATAGATACAGGGCCAGTTTCGCAAAATACAGAACCGCTGTCGTAGTTCAAACCTTGCTCATGGTTATAAATTACAACTGGTTCGATTACATTTGCAGTTCCACCCATACCTGAGTGGTTAACGCAATAATAATAAAGCGTTGATGGTGTACTATCTGAGACAACTATCTGAACATAACTTCCAGCACTGCCAGCCGTTCCTACTGTTGTGACACCCGAAGAATAAGCTGATCCACTGCCATGCGTTCCATCTGATGTTGTAGAAAACTGTATTGGATGCGTTGAGTTTGTTGCATCTGACTGGTCAAATATATAAGTATTGCCTTTTTTAAGACTAATTGTTGGCGCAGAGCCAGAATAACCAGACAAGAAATATTTGTTGCCACCATCATCAGCCACAGTAACATCATAAGTAATAGTTTCGGCGCGTTCACCACCCATTAATGGCGTTCTAAAAACACCTCTAGGAACACCGCCTGTTCTTGATAAGTCACCAATTAGCCAGTGATTTTCTAATAAATCTAACGCAACATACCTATCTATTTCTAAACTTCCAGCAGAAGGGTAAAACCACCAAACCTCACTAAACTCTGCATTGCTAAATCCCCAGATTTTTGATTGCTGGTTTACGTTAATATCGTCAAAAACATAGTCATGCACTTCACAAGGCAATTCTTTTATGGAGTTACCATCGAACGTAAAAAAGCCCTTCTGCCCCATCCAAAATGCACCCATGTCAGTATCTACAGCCGACATACGCGAAACAGCACCGCAAGAAGTTCCTACACGATCAAAACCATAAACATACGGAGGCCCAATATATTTTGCAGCGAAAGCATCGCTATCTGTTATAATTAATGTTTGCCCTCTGGTTTTTAATCCCTGCATAATTTGACCAGTAGTCTGTAAATCAATATCACCAGCTTCATTCGTTGCCGCTGGCGTCCAAACGGTATTATTTTCTTTATCTGAGAAAGCCACTCTACGGGGATTTCCACCAGCCCCTAAAAGAAAAACAAACCGTTCCTCTGTCACAACCAATCCAAGATTGTTAATTGGTGCGTTAGCTACTGGCACTGCTACAGCCGATGATCCAAGTTGCCATTCTACTAAAGTTCCAGTATCAAAATGAACCCCAAGCAAATACTGACCAAAGTTATCTAGTGACCAACTAGTTGCCTCAGAATAAGTACCTGTCGCTGGTCTTTGTGTTCCAAAGTAACCAGTTCCGTAAAACCCACCGCCAAAACCTAAATTTAAAGCAGCATCTTCACGACCAGCCGACATTGTTGACGGTGTAATGGTGTAAACTGTTCCAGCCCCTGTCATTGCTTTTAATTCGTTATACGAACCAGCCGCAAAATAAGCAGTGCCACCGTTATCTTCCCAAGCGTGTGCGCCTCTTATTGGATTGGCGCAAAACCCACTTTTCATAGACTGCCAACCACCAATCGGACGCAACGAACCATCACGCCACCTAACCAAAGAACCATCGCGCCAGCGGTTTGATGCATCTAAGTCTGTACCGTTACGATAAAAACCAGCTTTTAAATCTAATGGTATTAGAGGCATTACGTTGTCGCTCCATAAATCGTTCCGCTATTACTTAATGTGTAAGTGTTTCCAGTATCTTCAATGGCCTTACCACCAGCACCACCGTTATTTGCTGTTCCGTTACCACCAGCCGCACCCCAGCCGCCGCCGCCACCGCCTAAATTTATATTTGAAGAACTTGCACCAGCGCTACCATTTGCACCACCACCAGTAGTACCGCCAGTTGCGCCCGATCCAAGAATACGGCCACCGCCACCGCCCGATGAAGCGAACCCTCCTGCACCAGTTGCAAAACTGCCCCCGCCACCCCCAGCACCACCTCCAGTACCGCTTACAGCGTCACCACCTTTTGCGTTGAGAACACCACCTTGAGCCGCATTTGAGGGTGGATTGGCATTTCCTAATTCCGCTGGGCCACCACCAGCACCACCTCCACCAAATCCATTATTTACTGTTCCATTTGTACCCGAACCGCCACCGCCGCCGCCGCCTCCAGCTATAAATGCGCCAGATGCATTTGTAATAACAACACCACTAACCCCAGAGTTAATTTTTATAGCAGGGCCGCCATCTTGCGGTGGCGTAGTAGTTCCAAATGAGCCGTAACCACCCTTACCAATAATCTTACCTTCGTTTTGGATTTCGCAAGGAATATCAATTATTAAAGCTGGCACTGTTACATCATCTGACCATACCCAAAAACCTGACGGTATTCTCAGTATGTTACCAGTAGTTACGAAACTAGAAGCGGTTATTTGTTTTCTATTAGATTGTCCGTTTATTGTTGCAGAAGATGTTATGGTGGTTGTCGTTTGAGCAACCGTACCATAAAAATCACTAATACTTATAGTTCCAGAAGTCGGAACAGTAGTATTTTGTGGAGTAACTAAACCGCCATTTCTATAATATTCACTTAAACCATGCGGCGCAGAACCACCAAATTCGCCCACTATGTTGTTTATGGTTAGAGTTCCGCTACTTGGTAAAGTCATTATTAAGCACTTCCGAAAGCAGTTACATCGTTTTCTACAGTTAATGCGCCAGTAGAGCTTAATTTAAGTCTATCTGTACCTTGATAAGCAAATTTTAAATCTGATCCAGATTGTGTAATTGTCCAATCTCCTAAATCAACCTTTACGGCTTGCACCTCTCCAGCCGCACCGTAAACAACACCCTTACTATTAACTACTGTGTTTGCTACTGAACCATCTAATAAATTTAGTTCAGCCGCTGTAGAGGTTACATTTGCTCCGTTAATTGTAAGCGTTGAAAGATCAGGAGCAACCGTAGCTTTGCCAGTTCCCGAACCGTTCATAGTGCTTTCAATAGCGGTTAATCCAGTATTAATGGTAGAACCCCAAGTTCCTTCTGAACCTCCGACTGTAGGTTTTGTTATAGTAATAGCCATCTCAATCTCCTATTAATAAAACAGTACCACGTTAAGCAGCATCCGTCCATATTGCTGGTGTAGGGGTAGGGCTAAACCATCCCCTAAACTTAACGTCTTTTCCTTGATATGTGTATTCTGCCGCATCAGCGACTGATAGAACCCTGCCATGTCTTAGTGTGGCGGCAACGCCAGTTAAAGCAAAAGCTCCAACCTCTGCTTCGATTGGGAAATTAAATATAACATCGTTACCAG